GCAGCTACAGTCTCTTCACCTAAATACGTCGTGCCTTGAACGCCGGTAACGTTGACTCTAGCCTTAGCAGCTACAGTCTCTTCACCTAAACTGGATGTGGCAGAAACGCCGTCGACGAATACTTGGGTGAGGTTCCGTCCCCACAACCCACGGGACCACGGACCGGAACCCCACCCTATGTATTCGTTGGATGAAGCCACCAAAGCACCACTTAGGCGATACGGATAATCGCGTTCGAAGCGTCAGCAGTGGGGAAGATAATAGTGAAATCACCGTTGGTCGAAGTCTTATCCCCGCCGAAGGCCAGAACTGCTACGGCCTTGCCGCCCTGCGTGCTGTTGTAAATCAACGCGCCGTTTGCGGTAATCGTAGCGGTAGACCACGTGGTATCGTTGAAATCCAAGAACGCGGTGGTACCCGACGACGTCGGAGCGACGGCGGTCAGGGTTCTGCCCCCGGCGGTATAGCCCGTACCGGACGTTTCGTTAGTAGCAGAGTACGCCGTAGTGGCCGCACTCATCGTTGCAGCACTGGTGTACAGCGCGATCTTGAACGTGTCGGCGGTAGTTGCGGCACGAACTACCGAAGTACCGAACGCGTGGATGCCGTTAAGCGTCTCTACTTTGAAACTGGTTGCCATTGCTTGAGTAATAGGCATGATATGGCTCCTTAAACTCGATTGATAATATGAGCCATGTCACCATGACCCTGCTTAGTAAGCTCCGCACACAGAGTCGTCTTGTACGACTTGATCGTCTCGTGCATGTAGAACACTAACACATGGCGAATTTTATCCCTAAACACCATAGCTTGCGCTTTGACCATAGGGTCCGCCGTTTCACTAACGTACATAATCTTGTCTAACGCTCGCTCTGCCAGCTCTTCCGGCGTAAATCCCCGGTTGTCTCTAGTCAGCACAGTAAAATTGAGAGATGTCTCACCCTTTGCGTCAAACACTTAGTACTCCCTTACATCACTTTGATACGAACTTGACCACTGCGATACGCGTCTTGACGATCGCGGCCATCACCTAGAACTTTCAGTTTGCCAAGGGCGTCTTGATACTGCTCCATGTATTTCGTGGTCGTATCCGCCTCACCCTTAATGAACATATTAGCTTCAACCAGCGACCCGTACAAGAGCACGGTGTCGAAATTATCACCAAGCCAAGATGTACCTGCCGTAACGATGCTCTCGGGGTAGTAGAAGTAATGCAGCTCGACCGAGTATGCGGCGTCCGGCGTAGGCCCAAGGATAAACGCAGAATTGTCGAACACTGCGTAGTGCGTGGGCGCCCCTGTAGTGGCCGGGAAGGGGAACGCCGCCCGGATGTAGTTCACATCCTTGTTCAACAGGTACGTGTACTCGCCCGTGGACGGGTTAATCGCCGCCATAGAAAACGTGGCCAGCCAATCAGACGGCATCCCAAGATACTTATTCCCCGAAGTTGTAGCGCCCGTCACATTCTTACGCAGCGCCGGAATCTGTACCGTGTTGTAGACCTTTTGCTCTGTGGCCTTCACGAAGTTCGGGATGTTAGCCACGAACGCGCTATCACTCGCTTCGATGTAGTCTTCAATCGCGGTTACAAGTTGTGAATAATTCATGTCGTCACCACCGTTACGTTTCCTACACTGCTATCCGCCTCCAAGGGGTTCGGCGTAAGCCCGTTATCGTCAGCACTAGCCCCGCCTACCGGGTTCCAACCCCACAGAATGTCGCGGCTGGCTACTAACGAAGTGTCAGGGCGCGGGTTACGCAGTGCCTGCGGGTCGTCAACCGGATACATCCCTAGCTGCAACTGCGGCTGATCCGGGTTCCAACATTCTGGACACGCAAGAATGTTAGTGATCTTCGTCTTGATAGTCAACGGTTTAAGCTTGGGCAAGTCGTATCGCTGGCCGCATACATCGCAGAACCCAAACGCCTTCTTACCCTGAACAAACCGGTTGCCCATTCAACTACCCACGCCCGATAGCGTACATCCGTGGAACAAACCGGTCGGGGGCCTTCTCACGATCCTCGGTCGACGCCTGTAACCACTGCTCTTCGTACTCAGCCTTCAACACCTGCGAGCGTGTCTCAGCGCCGGGGATTTTCAGCGATAAGTAGTAAGCCAACCCAGAGACCATCACCGGCAGGAACCGGAACGGAATATCTTGCGTGTTGGTGCCGTTACCGACGTCGTCCATGCGACGCAGGCGCCAGTAAACCAGCGTGTAAGTCTGCGAATTATCAGGGACCGGCCAGACCTTGACTGACGGATTATCCGTGCCACGGTGGATGTAGATTTGAATGGGGCGCCCTGTACTTGTCTTGGTAGGAATCGACGCGTACGTAGAAACCGAGATGCGGCTGATGTTCAGATCCGACTGGGTGGATCCGGTACCCGTGCGAATAACATGCTCAAGCAGATCAATAGTGTCAGCGGGTAGCGCGTACGTCGCCATACCAGCGGTTAGAACTTGAGTTCCTTCCTCGATGGTCCACATATTGACGCCACGATTAGCCCACTCCAGCAACATAAGATTGAGGCTGCGGCGAGCCGTACGGAAGTCATAACCAGACCTCAGCTCAGCGCCGCAACGCTCAAATGCCTCTTCGAAGATGTCGTTGACATCAAGGTTAAACGCTGTCGTCCCCGTCGTAGCCATCAGTACACCTTACACTTTTTACCGCCACGAGCTTTACCGTAGCCGCGAACCTTACCCCTGCTGAAATACCGCAGGGGTTTGTCCGACCGAAACGTCGGCTTGTCGACGCTAAACGGCTCTGCTTTATCGTCGGCACCCTTACGGTCCGGAGACAAATCACGGAGCTTTGGCGGCGTGTATTTCGGTTCTTCGAGATACGTGTACGCTTTCAGTAGCGCAGCGGTCTTGTCGGTAGTCATGTCAACAGTTCCACGCTTTCAGGATTTTGTTAATACGGCTATTCGGGTTTTGCCTTCTTTACGAGTCCACGCGGGCGACTTAGGCATCAACGCAGGCGGCAGGAGAAATATCACCGAGCTTGATCCCCATCATTTCACCCCGCGAAATTTAATGCCGCGCGTCGCTGCACCGCCGCCACGACAGACAGAGCCGCCTTTGGCCATTTTAACGCTACCGCCGCACTTGTAACCGAGGACTTCTTTACGAGCGCGATACTCTTCACGAGCGGAGTCCTTGTCAGGTTCAAAAAAGTCCATAACCGGGTCGGCGAAGTATTTACGGATGCCCTTCGTAACCATACGTTTGAATGGCCCGTCGTCCTTCTCTTTGTCAAAATGAGCGCGCGCATCAGCGTACGCTTTCTGCATCCGTGCGCGTTTGGCTTCTTCTGGCGTAATCATGGTTCACCTCAACCGTAGAAAATAGTGACGGACGTAACATTCGTCAGCACAGCGTAAACGCCAGAACTGAACAGAACGCCCTCACCGGGGACAACAATGTCGTGTAATCCAGCGGATGCCGGGGTGTTGAGCGTCAAGAGGACAGTACCTGAAGCGCTTCCGTCTCGGAAAACAACACTGCCCGCAGTGGCGGACGACGCGAGCGCAAAACCCTTAAGGCGGGTGCGCCCACTAATCATCGAGCCGCTTGCGGTAGCAACCGCGCTTAAAACGTCGGTCTGCATACCCATGACAGGCTCCTAATTAAGAAGCGGAGATAGCAGCGAGCGTGTCGCAGCGCAGCCAGTTAGAGCCGTCGTAGAACGCCAAAACGGGGGAGCCAGCGGCGCCGTTGGAGAAATAAGCGACAGAGCCAGTGGTGGCCGACGGGGCGGCGGCGACCGTAAAGGAGCCAAGATTTACCGGACCAGCGAACGAAGTTTGAGCCATGATGTTTCCTCATGCACGAGTCGCCCACCAGTCTGTGCATCGTCCGCCGGGCCGGTCTGCTGGGCTGTGACTAAAGTCCCGGGATTGACGGACTTATACCACTACAACTACTGGGTGTCAACGGGCGAAACGGGCACAAACGAAAAACCCCGCCGAAGCGGGGTTCCAAACACACCTAAGTGCTTGATTTTACGGCTTATGCACCGGGGCTGCCGTAGACACCCAGAGCGTCGCTCACGCCAAAAGAATAGCGCTCACGGCTCTTGTAACGCACGTTACCGGTGTCGAAATCACCGTCCATACCAGTGCTGAGCGGGGTACGGACAAAGTGCTTCAGACCGTTGGGCACATCCGTGGTCAAGAACCAAGCGTTGCTATCGGTCAACCAGTGGTTAACAGTGTAACCGCCCGGGATGGAACCGTTGTTCTTCAACGCATTGATGTCGTTGTCTGCCGTGGCCACGCGGTTTTCCGTTTCCAGAATACGGGTAGCAACGAACTGCAAGGACGGCGGGATGATAAGCTTCTTCGGCTTAGCCGCGATCAGCAAACCACGCTCATCGGTCCAGCCAGCGATCTGAATGACAGCGGCTTCCAAGGAAGTCTCATTCAAGTCAGCGCCAGTGGTCGGACGGTTGGAGTTGGTGCCACCAGAGACCAGCGGGTGGTCAGTAGCGAACAGCACCTTGCCGTCACCGTAAGTCGGGTTGCCAGAACCGGTGAAGCCTTGGTTCAGGACAGCAGCGGCCTTAACCTGCTTGGTGTACGCCATAGCGCGGGCAAGCGCCTTGGTGTAACGGGCAGACAACGAGTCGTACAGGTTGTCTTCTACCGCTTCCTCGGTGATCGAGAAGCCCATAGCGATGGTTTCGTGGGTGTAGCGAGCGGTCCAAGCTTCTTGCGCGTTATCGTAAGCGATAGCAGCGCCTTCATTCTTAACCGGAGCAGCACCGAAGCCAGCCAGCTTGGTTTCTTCTTCGAAGGAACGATCCGAGGATTCGGTCTCGAAGATCTCTTTGTGCTCTTCGCCGTAGCGCTTGTACTCCAAACCGAACAAAGCGTTCAGACCCGGGAGCAACTCTTTAAGCAGTTGGGAACGAGAAATTGCCATGATTTATCTCCTTACAGGCCGACGTTATTGGTGTACTGATGCGCACCGGGGTTGAACTTAACCAACACGTCGGTATAGGCATCACCCGGAGTGCTTGCAAAGCCAACGATACGGAACGCAGCGGCATCGGTTTGAACGGTAGCGTCCAGAGCCGAAGTCGAGTTACCCGTTTTGGTAGAACCCGTGCTGGTGGACTAAGGCGCAGCGAAGAAGGTGTTAGCGCCCAGAACAGCTTGCGCGCCGGAACCATCCAACTGACCTTGGAATACCACGTTCGGATCAGTCACGACATGCGCCGTAATAGCGCCGCCGTTAGCGGTACCAGACGGGTAGTACTGGGACCACAGTTGCTGACCTTGAGCGTTGACATAAGAACAGCCTACGAACACGCCGATAGCGCCAACGCCGGTGGTGCCGCTAATGCTGTTGGTGGTCAGGTCTGCACCCGTACCCGTAGCAAGAGCGATGTAACCATCAGCGCCGATGATGACGACTTGGCCATAGAACAAGTTGGTGGCTTCACCAGCCGGGTCGATCAGGCAAGCCTGAGTCGCGCCAGCATACGGCATACCATCAACACGATTGACGGGTTTGAGCCCGTACGGAGCAGCAGTAGTTGCCATGTTGATCTCCTAAATTAAAAAGTTTCTGACTCTTACGAGCCACGACCAAAAGTGACCGAGGATTTGCTGTCCTTAAACAGCGGCATCCGAGGGTCGTTTTCACGCATCAGGCTGTGATCCACTGATTCAATCTGAGCTGCCGTATGCTGCTGGTAATACGCGTTGCGTGCCAGCACCATTTCTGTAGGCATCTTACAAAGAATCAACCCCCCCACTTCAACCAGTCCGGAGTTCTTGGCGTCGCTGTCAACAGACAGCGCCAGTTCCGGGTGGTCTTCGAGACGGCACGGTTCCCAACCTTCGCGGAAGCTACGCGAAGTATTCGTCGGGTCAGATTGTCCCATCATGGACTTTCGAATCCAACGAAACTCATACCCCTCTAGCGGGGCGGGCGAAGGCAACAGATCAGCCGGTTGCCACAGCTTCTTGCGCGACATTGTTTCGCGGGTTTGCAGGTCACGATTCTCACGAGCCATTTTACATCTCCTGTTGTTTAACAAGCTCACGGGCATACTCTTCCGGGGTAATCCCCAGTCGCTTAGCGAGAGCAACCTGCGTTTGAGTCAGCACTACTCTTTTACCTTTAGGGGAACGACCTACCGGCGCGACAACAGTAGAGGATTGCCGCTTTTTGTGCCCGAACTTATCCGGGAACACAGTTCTCATGCGAGCGTCGATGCGCTCGTAGTACTCGTCAGAGTTGGGCGAAACGCCCTCGGCGACCAGCTTCTTATGGACGCCCAACGCAAAGCTGGTCATCTCATCGTCGGCGCCAAACCATTTGTTGCGATCACCCCACTCCTGAGTGCGGGAGTCCGGTTCGGGTGGAACGTAACGCTCCGGTTCGGCCTGTTGCTGTGTGTATACCGCGTTTTGTTGCGATTGTAAAGCATATTGTGGGCGGTACTGGTTTAATCGGTCTACTTCCAGCGTAGTCGTGCTCATCGCCTGCTGTGCGTCCACTAGCCGCTCTGAATCGCCCGCCTCGTAAGCCTCCCGATACGCCCGCTTAGCTTGGTCAAGCTGGAGCGCTGCGCGCTGCTTCGCCTGCTCAATAGCCCACGCCTCGCCGTCCTGAAGACGCTGCTGGTACGCCATGCGCTCTTGATACGCGCTCTGCGCCATACGGATGGCCTCTTCGCGCTCGCGCATCGCTGCCTCTTTAGCCCGACGCTCATCGTGCCACGCCTTCTTCATCTGGTCTATACGCTG